CGGAGATTAACGAGCGACAGTTCGGTGACGATCAAGGAATTGGGTACTTTGGTGCCCAAGGAGACGTCACCGTAGTTGCAAAGATGAATCCTCAGCATGTGTCTCGTGGACTCGCCAAAGGTGCCGTGCCCAAACTGTCGACGCGTATTATCGAAGGTGATGTGAAACCACGGATGACGCATCTCACAAAGAAAAATATTCGGGCGCCGATGAAGGATGTCTCCAGTAAGGGTAAAACCGAGCTGTTGAAAGAATTCTTGGCTGACCCGAAGACGGTACAGGACGAGATCAAACAGGCGGTCGCCGAGGTCGAAGAACAGGACACTAAAGAAATCATGGAGAAATTTGTGGTTCCTGAGGTTGTTGCTGAGAAGACGTCGACGGTCGTCGCTGAGGCTAAGGCTGCCATAAAGGCAATCGATAAGTTTGTTGTTCCTGGCAAGAAATTGTGGGCTGACATCATGAGCGAAGGTGACGATGAAGATAGGCAGGAATCTGGGAAGAAAGATCCCATTCCACCTTACGACATTGACGTGATTACTCCCTCATCTATCGGGAGCGATTTCCAGTCTGCGAAGAATGGTTTGCTTACCGTAACGAGCGATTTCGAGACTAAGGAAATGGAGGTTCGAACCACCCGGTTCAACCACATTGTCCTGAAAATCGGTCGCACGAAGACAGTCGTTAAGTCCAAGTTGGACCGTTTACTGGATTCGGACTTCCTTGTTGTTTCTCAGGGAGAGGGTATGTTTCAGACGATGGCTACCACTGAGGAACGCAGGGCAGCAACAATGAGAATGACAGATTTGCTACTGTGTATCGCGGACATTGAACGTGACGCGAACGCCACCTGCATGGAGCGCTTTAATATGTGGTGCGCGGAGTTGAAGACTCGGCGCCATAAGATGAAGGACAAGCAGGCAGCGGAACAGGAGCAAGCAGCCGAATTTGCTCGAATGCAAATGACAGCTATGCGGCGGATGGTTGAGGAGACGAACAATCGACTGGCGAGTTTTGCGAACGTGGATAGAATTCTGAGTAATTTTAGCCAAGTTGTGGAGAAACTCGACAAGTTTGAGGAAGATCTCAAAACGTTGAAGTCGCAGCCAGCTGTGGTTGCAAAACAAAATGAAGAGAAGCAGAAAGAAACTGCGAAGAAGGAGAAAGAGACGAAGAAAGCGGCGGAGCTGGCGGAGAAAGTGGAGCGAGCGAAAGCAACCCCACCAAACGGCGGCGAAGGCGCGAATACTACGTCCACGACCGTGAAAGCGGCCATGTCATCGACGAAAGTCCCTGATCTTCCCCCCGGCGCGCGGGAGTTCTTGAACGAGACGGGCCGGTCAAAGCCATTGGCCCCGTCCTCGGATCAGACTCCTAACACCAAGACCCAAAAGAACTGCTTCGTCTGCGAGGGAGAACACCGCAGCGCGAATTGCCCGTGGATGGCGAACATTCAGTCTAGTGATAAATGCACGAAACAGGAAGTTTGTCCATGCCAGGGAACTCGCGTGACGAAGGCAGGGAATACGATACAGAAGTGTAAAGGAGACCGAGAGAGGGCG